TCGCCACGCATTGTTTCTGATAATTCTTCCGCTTCAATCAAATTGACTTGAGGATATGGCATTACAACTAATTGACCAACTCGTTCTCCATCTTGATATCGTTTAAGACTAGCAAAATACGCATCTTTTTGAAATTTATATCTAAACGTAATCTCACCGCGGTAACCAGAATCTACTACACCTACACAGTTAGCCAATCGAAGATCTGTTTTAGATACGGATGAACGAGGAAACAGCAATCCTACATATCCTTCCGGAATCTCTAATGCTAACCCCGTATGATATTCTATAAAATTATTGTTCGGGTCTATCTTATGACCTACCGCAGTTACATCCATACCCGCATCTCCTGGCTTTGCATATGATGGAGTAACTGCCTTAGGTGTTAACTTTTTAAATTTTACGTCAATCATAATTAGCTAGCTTGTAATTGTACTAAATAATATGTAGACTCAAATTCACCAGCCTTTTCAAACGAAGCTCGAGCTAAGCCGGCGGATGATACTTCTAACTTACCGGTAGTAGCATCTTTATTTGCCGTCAAAATCTCTTTAAGAAGATTTGATGAGAAACATACAACGGACATATCATCTGAACCTTCATTGTCGAATCCATATGTAATACGATTATTGTTAATAGAAGAATAATTCAAAATAAATTCAACACGACCGTTTTCACATCGAATACCGAAGTTTTCTGATTCTGGCAATGCATTTTTCGCTTTAATGAACTTAGTCATAAAGTCTTTATCAATGTCAACAGTCACATTCCAATCTGGCGTATTCTTTAGATCAGGTACTTGTCTAATTACTGACAAGTCCGCTAACATAAATGTCATATTCATGTCCTTATCTTTAATGCCCATTGAAACTGCTTTAGAATCAATTGAATTGATTTTTACGTCAATATCCTCATTTACGGCTGATAACATTTTGACTAACTGAGGTGTTGCATATACACCTAGCTCTTTTTCAGAGCCATTATCTAACGCATCATTGTTAAGAGTCACTTCGCCAATAACATTCTGATCATCCGTAATAAATTTTGTCTTAACAACACCATCTCCAGGAACCTCCCATTTCACTGATGTCGTTGCTCCTGCTAAGTGATAGCGGCTTACGAAGTTTAGTAAGTCTGTTTTCTTCATTATTTCTTCTCTTCAAAAAACTGATTAAAAATATCTTTATTGATTGTTGTAATACTTTGTCCTCCAAACTTTTGATAGTATTGCTTATACTTTTCATATGTCGTAATCGCCTTATCAGGGTCTTCAAACATTTCGTGAATACTACGCAGTACTGCGGCTAAGTTGTCAGGTACCATATATTGAGCTACTTCTGGATGAGCGGCTACTATTTTATTTACTTCTTTGATGGAATGCTGGAATAGATGAACATTATGCAGAACCATACGCGGCACGGCATCTTTGTTATACTCTTCTAACATACCCCAAACAAAATCTTTACATGCCGGGCAATCTAAGCTGCATGGAACATGTACATCTTTTTCTAATTCCGGAATGTTATCGCCTTTTGGCATATACACATCCGAGAATGATAACTTCTTGATATTATGCGAATGCAAATATGTACCATATACAGGATACTGACCTGGAGAACTAGAATCTGTTGTAACTGTAATTCTATTATCAAAATGCTTATTCATTAACTTTTGAATCGTCGATAGAATAAAGAAATCTGATAACTTTGAAATACCTAACAGGTGAAGATATTCTAAATTTTTATTTTCAAATTCTCTGTTTTTAAGCATTAATGCCAATGCCCACATGAAATCGACTAATTTTTGCGGACCGCCAATTGCCCAACCAGAGAACTCAAAATGCTTAAACTTGTGATACCACCAGTCATATTCTTGGGGATTCGACCCTTGCAGCATATTAAGAAACTTAGTCTTACCTGACTGGTGTTTTTCAAACCATGCAAAATTATCAAAGCTAATGTCAGCACATTGATAAAACTTATTTTCGTATACCGTCTTAGGTGGTATATCTAAGTTTGCTGCCACATCTGAATTAGCTTCTAGCCAATGGAAAATCTTTTCTCGTAAATCATTGCTGTACTTTAAAGCACCTGTTGCAATCTGATAACCGCCGGAGTCGCCAAAGACCAGCACATCTTTACCTAAACCCATCTGTTGACGGATATCCATTTTCTTATAGTAATGACCTGCAGTTACAAGAAAATACTTATGGCGAAATTCTTCCGGATATTCATCCGAATAAAATCTACATGAAACGCCGGATGAAAGCTTCTGGTCTTTTATCAACGCAGATGCAAAGCCGCCGGCTGATAATGACGGAAAATATATAAACTCTTTAGGCTTGCTCATTTAACAATCTCTGTAAACTCGTACATGAAAAATACTGATCATGCAAAAACTCTGCTTGAGCAGCAATAGCATTTGATTTTCGATCGAATTCATTCATCATAATACGTATATGTGTAATTAATTTATCTTTATTAGCTTCATAAGCTTCATATGATTCTGTCCATTCACTTGGGTACTTGAACGTATCATCATACATCTCTGTATAGCTCAACCGATCGGGAACTAAAGGCATTGCGCCGGCCAATGCTCCTTCATAGCATGATATGCCTAGCGTCTCTTGTAAATTTGCTGAGAATACCATTTTACTTTGACCAAGCAATCTATGATATTGTTCTTTAGTTAGACTCTCTTCTTGACAAATGACAAACTTATATTCAGGTAACTGCTTGGCCAAGTCTTTAAATATCTCAACTTGCTTTTCCGGAGCTATCCTATGAGGAAAAAGAATCAAGTCTTGTTTAGAATCTTTTTTGATAAGATCTTTAAGATATTCCATTGGCCATCCTGTACGAAAACATTTTATATCTGTATAGCCGAACGTTTCTCGAAACAACTTGATATGATAATCCGATGCAAACCAATTGTAGTCAATTGCGCGAGCCATTGCAAACTCCGCATCCTTTACCCATTGACTAGTAATCAAGCGACCTAAGAAGTCATTTTTATCATAATTACCAGCATGCCATAAGCCATGAATCTTTACAGGAATCTGTAACAACTGACTCATATATTTTAACTGTAATATCGTAGGATTCCATGCATCTGTATAAATAAAATGATCGCCTTCTTTAACTTTGCCTTCCGTAAACAATCGAGCAATTTGAATCATTTGATCGCTCTTGTAAATATTCGTGCCGCCAAAGTTCAAAAAAGCTCCAGGAGTAGTTGCATCAGGAATATCTGTAGGTCCTGATATTGTCACAATACTGTCGGCATTAACCGTTTCTTGTAACAATTTAGGAATATGAACTTTCCATTGAGCAGTGTACCTAGTCTCTACTGCTTCTAGGTCTACAATATATATTGTATTATTTGTCATGTTTATATCCATCTGGCGTCACTTCTTGCATGTTACATTTGGTAACGCAATGCAATCGATAATCGCCATGCACTACTTTCATTGAATCGTTTGCTTTGAGCAATTCAAAGTCAGGTGAATGAAACATGTACATAATATGAACCATATTGCGGATCTGCGCAGGAATCATATGCAACTTGCCTTCAGGTACCTCAAACGTTACTAGCCTCGAGGTCGTCGACAAAAAGTTAAACATCTCAGGCCAATTGCCTGACTCAATCATTTGCTCAACGGCTGGAGAACAGAAATAGATATGCTGCTGCAGAATCCATTTATCTTTTTGTTCATCCCATTCATTACCTAATGAGCCAACAAACAATGTTTCAATGTCGGATAAACGCCCTTCGCATTCCATACCGACCCATGTATCTTTGTAACCTATCATGACTTAAATATAAGTTGTTTTTCTTCAATAACCAAATTAAAATGCAAAAAACTTTCCTAAATTGTTATTCTCAGGAATACGGCCCCAATCTAGCGCTTCATAAAAATCATTAAGCTTATTTTCAAACGACGACTTAAAAATCTTATCATGGTCAATAAACTGCTTAATAAAATTGACAATGACATCTGGATCCTCATATCCTTTCATTGCAATAGTATTGAGATGCAT